GTGGCCAATGGCCGCTCAAAACTCGTCCAGGTTTTAGGGCCCCTATGAGTCCGGTTTCAATTCATGGCACGTCGCCGCAAGCCCGGTGATGAGATCGAGCAGCAGCCGGTGCCGGCTGGCCTGCTGACCATCGAGCAGCTGTGCGGCATTTTTCGTGTGACGGACAAGGCCATCCGCAACTGGGCGGGTGCCGGCATGCCAGTCGAGATCCAGGGCAAGCAGGGGCGTGGCAGCCGAACCCTGTTCAAGCTCGAGGACTGCGTACGTTGGTACTTCGAGACGAATCACGAACGACTGGAACTGGACCGGCAGCGCGCAGCCCTGTCAGCCGAGCAGCGCGAGACCGCCGCGCTCAGGAATGCGGAGGCGCGACGGGACCTCGCCAGCATCAGCGAGATCGCCAAGCAGTTCAGCGATGCCGTCGGCGTGGCGCAGGCCTTGCTGCTCGCCATACCTGTGAAGGAAGCCCCGGCCCTTGCGCCGTTGACTGATGCAAACGCAATCGAATCTCGACTCCGCAAGGCCATCCATGGTGCGCTCCAGCAGCTCGCCGAATACGGATCGGCAGCAGCGATCGAGAGTCGCCACCGCAGTTCGCGGCGCAATGGCTCGGTTCGCTCCGCCGCCGACGGAGATGGTGAGTGAGTTCGTCGAGGCGCACCGCTTCCTCAGTCCCGAGGCCTCGGCTGAGCCCGGGCCGTGGCGCAACGAGCGCGTGCCGTACGCCGTCGAGATCATGGACGCGTACAACGACCCGCTGGTGCGCGAGGTCTGGGTGCAGAAGTCTGCACAGGTTGCCTGGACGGAGATCATCAACAACCTGATCGCCTACGTGATCGCGCGGCGACCCGGCCCGATGATGCTGTTGCAGCCGACGGTCGAGCTCGTGGAGTCATGGTCGAAGGACCGCTTGGCGCCGATGCTGCGAGACTGCCCTGTGCTGGAAGGCCGTGTGAGCAAGGCGCGCGCGAAGGACGGTGCCAACACGCTGCGACACAAGACCGGACCAGGCTGGCGGCTGACGATGGCGGGTGCGAACTCGCCTGCAGGCCTGCGCATGCGCGTTATCCGGGACCTGTTCTGCGACGAGGTGGACGCTTACCCGCGCAGCGCCGGCAAGGAAGGCGACCCGATCTCGATCGCTCGCAAGCGCCAGGTCACGTTCTGGAACAAGAAGCTGTTCTGCGGCAGCACCCCAACAGTGAAAGGCGCCAGCCGCATCGAGACCGGCTTCGAGTCCACGGACATGCGATACCTGCACGTGCCGTGCCCGCATTGCACGGAGGTCGACGGCAAGCCAAGCGGCTACCAGCGTCTGGTGTGGGAGCAGGTCAAGTGGCTGGAGGGCAAGCCGGATACCGCGCGGTACCTGTGCAAGCACTGCGGCTCGCTGATCGACCACCACCACAAGCAGTGGATGTTGGCAAATCACCGCTGGGTCGCGACGAAACCATTCGACGGCCGGGCGGGGTTCCATCTGAGCGAGCTCTACAGCCCGTTCGTGAGCTGGGCCGAGATGGCGGCCAACTATGTGGAGGCTGCGAAGCTGCCAGACACACTGCAGACCTTCATCAACACATCGCTGGGTGAGACCTACGAGGACAAGGGCTCGACGGTGGAGGGTGAAGGTTTGCTGGCGCGCCGCGAGCAATTCGGCGCCGCGAGCATCCCGGCCGGCGTGCTCATGCTCACGGTTGGCGGTGACACGCAGGACGATCGTGTCGAGCTGCAGCTGATCGGCTGGGGCGCCGAAGAAGAGTGCTGGATCATCGAGCAGAAGGTGATCCGCGGAGATCCGGACGACGCCTCGCTGTGGCGCGAGGTCGATGAGTATCTGCTGGCGCGCTACGTGACAGAGGATGGGCGCACGCTGCGAGTCCAGGCAGCAGCGATCGACAGCGGTGGCCATCACACCCAAGCGGTCTACAACTTCGCCGCGCCCCGCAAGCGCAGGCGCGTGTGGGCCATCCGCGGCATGGCTGGTGCCGGGAAACTGATCTGGCCGCGCCAGGGCTCGCGCACCGCGAAATCCCGCGCGCTGGTCTACAACCTGGGCGTCGACACCGCGAAGGCGCTGCTGTACTCGCGACTCGCCAAAGTCGAGAAGCCGGGCCCGGGTTACATCCACCTCTGCGCCGACTTCGACGACAAGCTATGCGCACAGCTAACCAGCGAGAAATCGGTCACGAAGTACGTGAAGGGGCGGCCGGTGGTGGTGTGGCTGCCGCGGGTGGAGCGCGCGCCGCAGGAAGCGCAGGACTGCTGGCTGTATGGCTATGCAGCGTTTCTGGGTCGCAGAGGTCCAGAGGTCCTGCGGCGATTCGGAGTGCGCAATGGGAAGCCTCGCTCCGAGGTGCCGTCCGAGCCAAAGCGCACAACTGAGCCCGAATCAGCTTCGCCGGTCGAGCAACCGGAGGCTACGCCGGCGCCCGAGCCGGTCCATGAGCTAAAGCAGCAACCACGGCCGCGCCCGCAGCGCGCGCCGCGTCTTCGCAGAAACTGGGTAAGGAGTTGGTGACGATGCCCGAATCTCTCGCCGTACCGCTGCAACTTACGGTCGGCGATACCTGGTCATTCGAGTTGGCGATCGGCGAGCACCCACGCCCAACCTGGACGGCCACGCTGTACCTGCGCACGGCCGCCAATTCGTATAGCGCCGCGAGCAGCGGGACCGGTCCGGATCATCAGTTCACTGTAGCGGCTGCCACCACGGCGAGCTATCTGGCGGGGAAGTATCGATGGCAGCTGCGCGTCAGCGACGGAACCACGAAGAAGACAATCGACGAGGGCTGGATTGATCTGAACCCAGACCCTGCCAGCGCAGGCAATAGAGACCCTAGGAGCTGGGCCCGGCGCACGCTGGAGGATCTCGAATCTTTCATGGAAGGCAACGCAGCCAGCGCGCAACTCTCTATGCAGTTGCGGGATCGTCAGATCACCCGGCACAACCTGAAGGAACTGCGTGATTGGCACGATGACCTGCGCAAGAAGGTCCGCGCCGAAGAGTCCGGCGAGAAGCAGGGCAAGGGCCGCAACATCAAAGTGAGATTCGTACGCCCATGAAGCTATGGCCGCGCATTGTCAGCTGGTTCATCCAGCAGCCGCAGACAAAGCCGGCCGCGCGTCAGCGGATGCAATCTCGTATGTACGCAGCCGCGAAAGCCTCCCGACTCACCAACGGGTTTGCGTACAGCAACCAGAGTTCGGACGCTGAGCTTTGCTCGAGCTTGACTCAGCTGAGGGCTCGCAGCCGGCAGCTGGTGCGCGATGCGAACTACGCGAAGCGCGCCAAGGTGATCATCGTCAACAACGTGATCGGCTGGTCCGGCGTTGGCATGCAGTGCCAGATCAAGACTAACGCCGGCAAGTTGGTCGATCGTCAGAACGATGAGATCGAGCAGGTCTGGGGAGAGTGGTGCGAGGCGGACAGCTGCCACACCGGCGGCCGCCTGCACTTCGCGCATATCGAGCGCCAGTTGATGGCGCAGGTCTTCGAAGCCGGCGAGGCCTTCGTCCGGCTGCACTTCCGCAGGTTCGGCGGATCGAAGATTCCCTTGGCCCTGGAGGTCATCGAAGCCGAGCGGCTCGCCGACGAGTTCTCTCAGCCTGGCACGCCTGTGGCCGGCAATGAGATCCGCATGGGCGTCGAAGTCGATAGCTTCCATCGACCGGTCGCCTACTGGATTCGCGAGAAGCACCCCGGCGATATCCGGTGGACTCATGGCACGCAGGGCAGCAACCGCTACGAGCGTGTCCCCGCAGAGTTCATCATTCATCTGGCCGTGATCGACCGGTGGCCGCAGACGCGCGGCGAACCTTGGCTGCACACAGCGGCTCGCAAGATGAATGACATGGACGGCTATGTCGAAGCCGAGATCGTTCGCGCGCGTGCGCAGGCATCGATGTCTGGCTTCATCAAGACAGAAGAAGGGATAGAGGAACTCGGCGAAATACAGCCTGACGGCAGCGCGGAGATGGAGACCGAGCCGGGTGTATTCAAAAAGCTCTACGCTGGCGAAGAGGTGCAGTTTCCAAATACGACCGCGCCCAACCCTGCGATGGACCCCTTTATGTGCTACATGCTGCGCGAGGTCGCGGCGGGCATCGGCATCAGCTACGAGTCACTCTCGGGGGACGAC